ACTTGTTTTCCATGTGTGTGTTTCTCCTTTACTTGAGGTGCTTGGTTGCGTTGATGAAAGCGGACATGACATCGTTCTCACGATCCGCGAAGTGAATCTTGATCTCGCCAATCTCTTTGGTATAGCGCCGCCATACCTGCTTGGCCTCTTCCTTGCCTTGGCAGTGCGACAGTTCTTCCTGAACCTGCGCGATGAAGGAATCGACATCCACCTTCGGCGCTTCCACCTTCGGCGCTTCCTGCTTCGGCTGAACCTGCGGCTTCACCTGCTGCTTCTGGGGCTCGAAGGTCCGATCCTCCTGGGTCTTGTCGTCCCGCTCAGGATCGTCACCAGTCTCAAGCTGGAACGTCTTGAGCAGGAAGTACTTGTTCGCCCCGGTCAGCGCCTTGTAGATCCCCTTGTCCCCGATCACACCCTTGCTGGAGCGGTCGTTGCCGCAACCAACGAAGTGGCAAACAATCTCCTCGCCGGAGGAATGGAGGATCCGGTACTGAACCTTCACCGTGGTGTTGCCGAACTCGTCAGGCGAGGTGTGCTCGACAACATCGGAGATGATCACCAGTTCATTGGCAATCAGATGGGGGCGCAGGGCGTTGAGTGCATCGCCTTCTGTCGCGTACTTGTATCCATGAAACTCGTTCTTGCCAGCCTTCTGCACGAACGAAACACCAGCCATCACCTTGACGATGGCCTTCGTTATGTTGCTAATCTGCATACGGATCGTCTCCTTCTTTCCTTGCGGTAATCATTACCAATCTCTCATGCTCTCGCTGCTCACAGACACGGGCAACACCGCAGTAGTTGGCCTCACACTTCTTCGGGGTGCCGTATCTGATTGCTACGATTGCATTCCCTACCTGCTCGGCGTGCTCCTCGGCCTGCTCGAAGGTATCGTGCAGTCGCAGCGCCCTCTTGCCGCCCTTCTTGACCACGGCATACCGATCAGGCTCTCGCCACTGCTCCTCGTAGGTGCATAGCGGAGGCGGCTCGCCGACTGCCCAGTCTGCTTCGGCGTCCTGGTGAACCTTCACTCGCTGCTTCAGGTACGCTTCCTGCTGGGATATCGGCCACAGCTTTATATCGTACACCTTGACGCCACAATCTCCCGGCGCTGGCTTCTTGAATAGGTTGCGCTTGTGATCCCGCAGGATGGCAACGACCCGGGCCTTCGTCACCTTCTTGCCTGTGCATTTGTAAACGAGGTAGGCGTAGCAGTTCAACTGCTTCTCCCACTCGCCGCTGTACCCCTTTGAAACCTTCGAGGAGGTGGTGACCTTCCAGTCGTAGATCCAGATCGATCCATCCGGCTGTGGCACCTGGAGATCTATCTGCCCTGAGACGATCCACCCACCGATTGTCGTGAAGTACCGCTCCTCTACGATGTAGCTCTCGTCATACTGCGAGAGGATGTTCTGTGCGTGAGAGTGCCACGCCGTTCCCAGCGATGTCCACAGCCTGTCGATCACGTCCTCGTCAGAACCACTCTTCGCAAGCAGCCTCACTCGCGGAGCTCCCATCAAGCCCGTCACCGATGCGTTCGCTGGGCCCTTGGTGTACATGTCGGCAGTGAGCACCGCTGCCACTGGCTCCGGCAGGTTGTGCCGATTGCTGTACGATGTTGTAGATTGCGTCATTCACCAGCCTCTTCACTGTTGTTTCTCGTTCAATTGCTTGCAGCTTGAGTTGCTTGTGCAGTCCGTCATCGAGCTCTATGGTTAATCGCGCCATGACTAAGCATACACATTAACACAAAAGCACACAAGCACAAAAGTGTGTCTGATTCTGCCCGTCCTGGTGTACCATTTGGGAATGCGACCAACACCGGAACTGCGGGAACTAGCAGAGCAGTTCGTGGAGAGTGGGCGTGGATCGTTGAGAACCACATGCCCAGAGTGCAGTCCAAACAGAAGGCACCACAACGCACGCGAACCTGTATTGTCATGGAGCCAGGGAGACAGGGGTCCAGTCTTCTATTGTCACCACTGCGGTATTAAAGGAGCCGTTAATAAAATGAACCTTGAAGATTTTGATTCCTTGTTCGACAACCAACCAAGTCAACCTGAGTTGAAACTCCCTGAACCCGGCGAGAGCGGAATCCGCCTTCAGCTAGACCACATCGACTACCTGAAGAAGCGCGGCATCTCAATCGAGACAGCCACGAAGGCGGAACTGTTTTCTGTGCGGAAGTTCTTCCGACAAGGGGGCGACCTGGACTGTATCGCGTTCCCCTACTTCGATACTGATGGCGTGCTCGTGTCTTCCAAGTACCGTGCAACTACGGTAAAGACGTTCTCGCAGGACGCCGGGGCCGGGGGGCTGCTGTTTGGATTGAAGCAGGAGTTCGATCCGCGAGAGCCGCTCGTCATCTGCGAGGGGGAGATGGACGCCGTCTCCGTGTGCGAAGCGGGGATCAAGAACTGGGTGAGTGTTCCCTCCGGCGCTCCCGGCAAGGGGGAGAAGAACAACTCCCAGAGATTTAGTTGGATCTCCGAACTGGAGGAGTTCCTGGGGAAGTTTAAGTCCTTCGTGCTGGCTACCGACAATGATGGACCCGGCAAGGCCCTGCAAGAAGAGTTGGGGCGCAGGTTGGGTCGGTCCAAGTGCAGCACAGTTAAGTACCCAGATGGTTGCAAGGATGCGAACGATGTTCTTGTGAAGCATGGTATCTCCGTGTTGGCGAATGTGATATACGGTGCGAAGCCAATGCCCATGACATCTCTCTATAGCGCCGACCACTACTTCGATCAGGTGATGGACCTGTTCACCAAGGGCGACGGCAAGGGAGAGAGCACTGGCTTTTCTAACGTGGACGAATTGTACACCGTTGCGCGGGGGCAGATGACGGTGGTGACTGGTATTCCTTCAAGCGGGAAGAGCAACTTCCTAGACCAGATCATGGTGAACCTGGCGCGGAATCAGGGGTGGAGGTTTGCGATAGCCAGCATGGAGAACGAACCTGCCAAGCATATCGCCAAGCTATCTGAGATGTACGTACGCAAGCCCTTCTTCCAGCAGTGGCCTGGGTGCATGACCCTGGACGAAGCCAGAGGGGCGCATGCGTGGTGCCAGGATCACTTCAACTTCATCGACTTCAGCACGTCGAAGGATCTGCCCACACTGGACAGCTTGTTGGATCGAGCGAACGCTGCCGTCCTTAGATTCGGTATCGACGGATTGGTTATTGATCCGTACAACTGTATCGAGATCGGCAGAAGCAAAGAGTTGAACGAGACGGAAGCTGTCAGCAATATGCTGTCGCGCATCTCTGCCTTTGCGAAGGCGTCGAACATCCACGTCTGGTTCGTCGCGCACCCGCAGAAGATGCAGCGGGAGTTCTCGTCGAGCAACACCGTCCCGGGTGGGTATGACATCTCAGGATCGGCGCATTGGTTCAACAAGACTGACGTAGGTTTGACCGTACACCGCAAGGATATGGACGGGTACGTCGAGGTTCACTGCTGGAAGTGCAGGTTCAAGTGGGTAGGGCGGCAGGGGATGACGCGCCTGAAGTACGACATCCCCACCAGCACCTACTACGAACTACCGAAGGAAACCTAAGACGTTGCCAGCATGCGTGCGAGGGCCTTGGTCTTGGTGGTGGCGATCAGGTCTTCGCACTTCATCCTGGCGCGGAGGCACAAATTATCCGTGCCACTCTCAAAAGACATGTACGCAACTCGTTTTGCCGGGCCCCTTGAATTAAACTCCAGCCGCTCGTCAACACAGATATACCCGTAGAGATTCAGGTTCCTGTTGAGCAGCCTGATGCAGTACGTTTCGCCAATCACCTCCTCGATCACGGCGCAGAAGCAGTTGTTGATGCCGTACACGGGGATCACGTTGTCGTCGTTGATGTCGATCCCCTTCAGGCTGATCTCCTTGGTTACCGCGCCGCTCTTGTTATACACGTTGATCTGCTGCTTGTCGTAGAAGTACGTCCACCCATCACGGCTGTAATTATGTCTCGGTGCGCCGTCCCTCGTAAGGGATCCGCAGGACTGGTGCCATGCGCCAACGAACGAGCTGAGCTTCCACGGCTTGCTGCTCGTGCCCTTGGTAGTGCGGAGGTACATGCGCTCTCGGGTGGAGAATCGATCCTTGCGAAGGATGGGAGTGGGGGAGGCGTTGTAATGCTTGAAGAATGACGGCTTACAAAGCCTGTATGCTGAGCCCTTTTTGTACGGATACTCTCCCAGGATCTCGCTGTACTTCTCATTGAAGCGACCGCACTCCCGGAGGAAGGATTCCCGAGAGACAGAGGTGGCACCGGAGAAAGCGTACTGCAACTCGCCCAGGAACTCCTTCAGCGCGGTCATCCTGAAGTGAGGCAGGGAGGATGGGACCGTCTCCAGGAACCGATTTACGATGGCGCGGTAGGCCAAACGAGCATGCATAACACTGGATCCATCTTTATGCTTGATCGAGCGGATCACAAAGCTCTCCGGCGGGACCGTGTAGGTTACCCGAACCCGGGTGATCTTGTCGGTAAAGTAATACTGCTGCACCGACTGCGGTGAGGGGGTGCCGGATACGACAACCCCCTGGATAGTGGGGTCGTACCACTCGACCCCTTCCGCCATCATCTTCCTGAAATCGATCTTCATCTCTCTCTCCTTAGACCGTCTTGATCTTCACGACAGTGCCGAACGGCACGTTGTGGTTGGTGTAGTCGCCGTACTGCATCCAGATGACAGGCACGCCGGGGTCAGGGCCGAAGTCGTGGCACATCATGTCCGTCAGATAGACGTAGCACTTGGGCTTGATCTCCTTGTCCTGCGCGTACTGGAACACCGGGGAGAACCGGGTGCCACCGGACTGAACCTTCTGCCCGTCGAGCTCCATAGGGCGACCCGGCTTGTACTGGTCGTGCTTGTACACGTCATAGTCGCAGTAGAGAACATGCGTCTCCTCGGGGCGAACCTTCGTCAGGAAGTGGTTAATCATTCCCAGGAAGTTCTCCAACACATCGTGCGGCACAGAACCGGAGGTGTCCATGCCGACGACCAGCTTGCCAACTCCATCCCGCAGGACGGAAGGCAGGTACATATCCTGCCCCATGAAGCGGCGCGAGGGCTTCTGCCATGTGTAGTCGCGGGGGTAGATCGGCTGCATGAACTTGGCGAAGAGGTGACGGTAGTCCTCCTCGGGCTCCCGGGCCTTAGCGAGGAGATCCTTGAGGGCACCGGGCATCTTGCCGCAGAACTTGGCGTGGCTCTCAGCCTGCGCCACCTTGACCTGGATCTCTTCAGCCAGCGCCGCCTGCTCTTCCTTCGTCATGCCCTCGGTCGGCAGGACATCGCCCTGCGAGAAGTCTTTGTCGCCGCCCTGTCCGCTGCCCTGGCCCTCGCCACTACCAGATCCGCCCTTGCACTTCTGCTCAGGCAGCATGTCGTAGATCTGCTCCCACGACAGGCCCTTGTACTTCTGATCGAGCAGGCAGTTCTTGGGCAGTTGGTAGCCGCACTCTGTGATCAATAGGTTGATCGCATAGTCCATCGCGATGTTGGCCTTCATGCGGTTGCGGTCGCCCAGGCGCAGCGGGTGCATCAAGGCAACGTGCATGATCTCGTGGATGGAGACGGCCTTGACTTCTTCGGCAGTCATCTCGGCCACGAACTTGGGGTTGTAGTAGACGGCCTTGCCATCGGTCGCCATGGTGGGGCAGCGTTCGTCAGCCACCCAGTTCATGCGGAGAGCGAGGGAGCCGAAGAACGGCTCCTGCCCAATCGCCATGCGGACATTCTGCCGCACAATCTTCGATGCCGCTTCGGCTGTGATAGTCACGGTGTTCATTGTGATCTCCTGTGTTTACGCGAACATGCCGCGCATCTGGTTGATGATCTGGTTGGCTTCGTCGCTGATCTGCTGGGCAGAGTCGGCCACGTCGATACGGGCGGCGTCATTCTCCCGCAGAACTTCAGCGGTGTACTGGCAAAGCTGCTCGTCGATCCGGCGCGAGATGTCAGCCAGCCGCTGGTCGCCCGAGACGTTGAGCTTGGGCAACAGGCTGGCGAGTTCGACGGTGTTCTCGATCAGGCTGTCGCGGAAGCTGCCCTCCCGGGTGCCAGTGTAGTTCTTCAGGCGCTCGGCAACATGCTGCGTCTGCTTCTGGATGCGCTCGAAGAGATCGAGGACGGCGGCGTGGTAGTTGTTGGACAGCCGCTGCTCCATCGACTCCTGCATCTGCCTCAGGACATCTTTGCTGAGGGACACGCGGAAGTCCTGCGAGTCAGGGACAGGCGAGAAGCTGACCGACCAGTCGAACTTCGACCGGATCTCGTGCATCGAGGGGAACTCCGAAGGATCGAACAACCCGTTGAGGCGATACCGCGCCTCCTCGATCACATCCGGGTAGTTCTGCACGAACTTGTCGAGCGCCGACTCGTGGATGGAGTGATACTTCTGCATGCCCTCCTGGTAGGCGACGAAGTTGGCGACAGGCAGGATGCGGATGCCCTCGGCGTCCAGCCACGGCAACGTCTGCGCGTAGTGGAAGGACCGCGCCGCCGAGATGTTCGACGACAACTCCGTCAGATATTTCTTGGCGGCAAGCTGTTTGTTGAAGCGCCCGACCTCGCCGTTGGTGTTGTGGTTCTGTTCGACCTCGGCGGTCGCTTTCTTGTCGTACTTCCGGGCGGTCCACTGGCTGACAGCGAAGCGGACGAGGATGGCTTTGTCGTTAAGCATGGTTGATCTCCTGAGACGTTGGTGTGTATTGGTTTGTCCAAAGCTTGGACGGTTGGGGTGCCTAGAAAATAGACACCCCTTGTCTGATAGAGCGCCGATTAGAACATCAGCTTCGCGTATGTGGGCTTGCTGATCATGTCGAGGATGGGCTTCGACGTAGGCGCGGCGGCGTCACGCTTGCACACATCCTTGAGGAACAGACAGCCGTACTCCGGGGCCAGCCGCTGCATGTAGGTGCTGATCGGCTTGCTGTTCTGCGGGTTCCAGTTCGACGACAGGTAGATCGCCGTAGCGAAGGACGCCGACAGGTCGGTCGGGACAGCCACTCCACCAGGATCGGCGCAGATCGCAGAGATCTGGGGCAGCGACTGCCACATCCGCAGGAAGCCCAGGAACTCCAGGCCACTGCCCTGCCCGATGCAGCCCTGGATCATCTCGCCAGCGATATCCTTGTCCGGGTCCTGATCGAGGACGCGGGACAGGAACTCGACAGAGCGCGGGGTGCAGAACGCGAAGTCGTTCTTGTGCGGCTGCTGCACGAGCAAGTCCTTGCGGTAGGCGAAGAAGGCGCGGAGCTCGGGCCGGATGGACTTGGTGATCGGCTTCGCGGGAACCACCTGCGCCGTCACATTGCTGTCGCCAGCACTCGCCCACTCCAGCCACGAGTCGAACGCCGATTCCAACTGGATGTGGAGGAAGCGGTTCATGAGCGGAGCCGGGGGCTGATTGTAGTTGCCGCCGTCCTGGGCGCGATTGCCAGTGGCGCAGATGTACGCGCCGTCAGGCATCCGGTAGTCGCCAAGCTGCCGTTCCAGGACCAACTGATAGAGGGCGCACTGCACGGACATCGGCGCATCGGGCAGCTCCTCGATGGCAACGAGGGTCGCGCCGTTCTTGGGCAACCAGTTAGGCGTGGCCCGGTAGCAGACGCCGTCCTTGATGTAGGGGATGCCCATGTCGACCGGGTCCATCATTGTCGGGCGCACGTCAACGTGTTCCCGCTTGAGGATCGAGGCGACCTTGCGGATGATCGAGGACTTGCCGATCCCGGCCTGCCCCCACACCCAGACGGGCACCTCGGCATTGATCGCGACCTGCAGGGCCTTCATGAAGTTCTGTGCGTACATGTTGTTCTCCTGTTAACTGGTTGGTGTTGTTGAACGGTCAAGCACTACTGTATACAACTCAGTGTGCAATTGTCAAATCTACTTCTTGCTGGCTTTCTTGTTGGGGAACTGCGCCTTCTCAATGATCTCGTTGATCAGCGCATCCCGGTCGTAGGGCTGGATGCCGTCATTCAGCGGCGAGTAGTGCCAGCACTTGTAGCTGGGCGCTTGCGCCATGAAGAAGGCCTTGTCGGTGTTGTGGTAGTGGCCGGAGATGTCCTTGCGGGGCAGGATGTCGGACTCTACCTCGTTCAGGGAGATGAAGCACTCCTCCTCGACCAGCTTTGCGCCGTCCTTCTCGACTTGTTCTCCGGCGGCGGTCAGGTTGGTGAATCCGTTGGCAAGCGCGACCGCATAGATCGCGCCGATCAGTTGTTCAGGTGTAAGCATTAGCTCTCCTTGTCGTTCGGTAGTGGACACCATTCAGGGAAGGGTCCGAAGTCTTCGTCGGGGCGCTGTATCAAGCGCGGTTCGCTGGGGCAGTAGGCGCATTCGGACAGCATGCCCAGTCCATTGGGGGCGCGGATGTGTGTCTCCCGATTATACGGACAGCGCACACACGCGCCGATCACTATCTCTACTCTCTTCATCTCTCACCTCACGCTTTGAACGCTGCGTAGATCACCAGCGCATACACCAGCGCCCACGCAATGTATCCTAGCACATCTTTGATCGTTGAGTCATACGACTCCAGAGTTTTGAACACCCTGCACTTCATGATCGCCTCCTTTACGCTGACCACTGGAATCTTCCAATGATGTTTGATTTAATTACAGCCACCCACGCATCCCTTGTCGGTTGGATAGCGGCTTCAAGACCGGGCAACTCTTCAATCTCATCCGACACCAACCACACCTTCACCAACTGGAGGCCACTTCTGCCGTTCATTCGCGGGTATTGGTCGTTGAAGTAGGAGAATACCGTGACGTGCGGGTACACCCTGAACACCCTGCCCCACTCATCCTCCTGCTGTGGTGGGATCAGGTCTTTGTGGTTCCAGCAGGTAACGTACACCGGGAAAGATTTGGCGACCTCAGGGGCGAACCCGATAGACGCTTGCGTGGCGTTGATGACTAGATCGACGTACGGCATCAGCCGCTCATCCTGTAGCGCCAGCGTCCTCAGGAACGCATGGAGCACGTTGATATCCAGGCGCTTGTCCGTCAGGCGCTCGATGTAGTGCGGGTTCTCGGGCATTACAGCCTCCCCCTGACCGCCGCATAGTAGGCTTGAGTGATCCCCGCTTGGGTATCAGCCACGGCCACTACTACATTGCCATGGAGCGGCCAGTTGGTCCCCGGCTGGGTGACGATAAACCACTTTGGCTCACTCGTAGACCATAGGCGGAACTTGTCGCCATGGCCGTAGATGTCGGTAGGTTTGGTATACATTACACCCTCTCCCATGCGAAGTTGTTCTCCCGAGTCATCACAACGCGCTGCTCCACCTTGCCCTGGGAGTGAAGGCTGTCCACGCCATTGATGTGAGCAATGACACGCGCTTTAGCCATATTGAAGTTGGCGTACCATGTGGCATCGGACAGGCGCTCCCATCGCTTGCCGTCTCCGCGCCATTCGCCGTCGATGAAGTACTGCAATTCGTAGCTCATGTGTTCTCCTGATTGGTTTGGTTTGTCTAGAATCTAGCAGACGCAACACGGATAATCTTCGTGTTCACACCGGACGCGCCCGATCATGCGCCCAGCTACGGTGTACAGTCCGCGAGGGTCGCGCTTGGATGCGTAGTACCCGGCTGGTTTGCGGCGCGGGGTGTATGCGCCTGTGGTTTTGCATCCGGTGTGGAACAAGCGCGAGTTGATGTAGTTCGCTTGCTCTCCGGTGGAGATGGGTTGGTTGCATGCGCGGCATGCGCTGGGGTATTTGACGGTGATGATGGGCATTACCGTCCTCCTTTCGCCTTGGCGATGGCAGCACGGGCGACAGCCAATTCGCTATCCCAAACCTCTCCCGCGTGGCCGATACTGGAAAGACAATTGACGATTGCCTCCAGCGCGGTCAGCATCTCCGGCGCGGCGGCGATCAGGTTGGCGTTGACATGCCCCGTGCTAATGCTCTCTGCCGTAGCGATACCGTGGGCATTGGTCGTCACGATATCAGCGACCGCTATGCCGCCATTGACTGGGCCGACAGACAAGTCTCTAGTCTCGATGCCGGGCTCTCCCCATACTTCCCAGGGTCCGGGTGTGTGTGTGTTGTTCATTGTTGTCTCCTATCTCATGTTGTCTGCGACATGCGTCCGCAGTTCGTCTAGCTCTACGAGGACGGACACCAGTTTACGGCGGCGTTCCTCGTGTTGTTCCTGTGCCTGAAAGAAGGTCAGGTTGTCACGGAATAGGTCCTGGGGGTAGTAGTCGCGACCGTGCGGCGCGGCCTTGCACAGTGCTTCGAGGGCGGCATGTACCGCAGCGTGTGCGGCGTTGTATTGCGCCAGTAGATCTTCCCCGGCAGTGCCGTTCAGGTGAATGGTGGGTTTGGTCATGATTACCTTTCTGGAGTCCAAATTTTGGAGTGTCTAGTTTATAGACAAGGTAGGCTTGCGCCTACCCGATCACCACAAACGGGTTGCCGACAGACTTCTTGAGGCTACCCTTGATGCGCAGCCCGACGACAGACCCAGGCGCATCCATAAACCGCGCATCAGACTTGTCGCCGTCGATAACAGGGAAACCGTGCCACGATTCCGGCAGGGGCTGACCCTTGCGAATGCCAAAAACAACCGCGACAGATCCGCCGGACTTGAGCCAGTCAAGCGAAGTCTGGAGTGATTCGGGCCGTTCGCTATGCGAATAGGTGAGGTGATACCCGTCGATCTTGTTCGGTTTGATCTTGGTGTAGTCGTACACCTTGACCTCAGACCCGTACTTGAGGGCGCAGTACCGCGCCACGAACAGACCCAGGCCGCGAATATCCTGCGCGCCGTTCGGGCGAATAGCAGGGGTGAGGCCTTTACGGCGGCACCGTTTGACGTGCGCGTCGATCTCGCGCACCAGCTGAGACTTGAATGCATCGCGCCGATTCAGGTACATCAGCGTGCGGGATATCCGTGCGCGCTTCGACCCCGGCATTGCCATGCGGCCAGCTTCGGACCCCAGGCAGATATCGGCGCATCGCCCCGCATTGGGGCACATATTCGCGCCGCCGTACGGGACAGATTCGGTGGCGGGACTCATGTAGAGTACCGCTTCCCACGTCCCGGCATTAGCGCGGGACTTGTCGATCTTCGCCGTACCCGTGGTCAGCAGGTAGGTATGCGTAAATTGGTTGTTCATCTCTCACTCTTTTCTGTCTAGATTCTAGACACGTTGTGTTGCCGCACGTCACTGACGACAACGGTTAACTACTATGGATACTAGTATATCGTATCCACATATGGATGTCAAATGGCATCCATGTAGTGCGGTAGGGCTGCACCCTACTGATAGAGGTGCATCAGGATTACCAGCGCATATATTGCGCCGAAACCCAACACCGTAAGGATGGATTCGAGACGGCGAGTCTTCATGTTGTATCTCCTTTTGTCCAAAGTTTGGACTGTTTTGGTTTGTCTAGAATCTAGACGTTTGGCAATGCTGCCATCCACGCGCACCCGCAGATGCGCGTAGGGGTAGCACTACCGCCAACTAGCCCAATCCTCAAGTGCTATTTGCGCGGCGAATTCGCTTTCCGCTACCGCCCATAGGGATACCGCGCATGTTGGTGGCGCCTGCCCGGGATCGACTATTTCAGGGAAGGACTCCCCGTCTTTCAGGCACTCGTAAACACTGTATACCGCGCCAGTGTCGGAAGGGTTTATCTCGCGATAGTCCCCGTCATCAGTGTAGATTCTAGTTTTGTTCATGTTCATGGTTGGTCTCCTGTTTTTGTCCAAAGTTTGGACTGTTTTGGTTTGTCTAGAATCTTGTCTAGATTCTAGACAGCCTGTCTCTTCAGTACGGGTAGGCTAGTTCCCGTAGACGCGGGTTTCCCCGCGTTTCGACTAGCGCCCGTACCGCTCCAGCATGAGTGCGGCGAATATGGACTCGTCGCCGTTAGCTTGCGCGCGCATAGCGCACACTTCATTCCACCAACCAGCATCGGGCGCGTCCCCACTCACTTCAGGCGCGTCCTCACTCGGCTCGGGCGCATCCTGTTTTTTGCCAGTGCCCAGCGCCGCGTCGACGGCCTCCTTCACCTGTTTATCGGACAAGTGGCGCGGGTGGAGTTTGTCCGCACGGCGGGTGATTAGGTCCGCCACTAGTTCTTTATTCTGGTACGCGGCGTGTTCATCTTTGGCTAGACGGGCAATCTGGTACATACTGGACTCCCCGACCGCTACCATTTCCGCAGTAGTGGTATTGATGTAGGAGAGTGCTTCTCCCAAATTACACATCAAGTTATATTGGGCGCGGCTGATACCGTACCCTTCGCCATCGAGCCATGCGGCCGCGTTCCGATATTCAGGCTTGTAAGCCTGATTGGACCGGAACCACGCCATAGCGCGCGACATCTCAAGCCACAATTCGGCACGCTTAGCAGCGCCCCGGACGATAATCTGAAGTGCTTCGGACTTGTTCATTGTGTTCATTCTCCGTTTGGTTAGTTGTCTAGATTCTAGACGTTCGGCGTTCACTGTCTGTAAACGCTCAATTCAGTGTTCTACATGTTCCACGTGGAACACGTAAACCACTCGATTGAAACGCTACCATCATCCAACGTTTGCAAGGATGATTACGTTATATGCATTTGGTAGCGTTCGATTATGTTAGGTTCATTCGCGCTCACTGTATGGCGCGAATCAGGATCACTTGCGTTAGCTCCCCATCCTAAGCCTTATCAGTACCGTTACACTCTTATGGGCAATTGCGTGGAACAACCCGCGCGTGGATTGATCGCCGATGAGTAATCATTGATTGCCAGTACTCTTTGGGGCTTGCAGTGTGTCGCCTATCGCTTAGGTATGCTCACTTGCGGTAGGTGCTGCCGGGGATATTCGGTTGTCAGAGAACGGAGGTGATGTTGTTGTATGCTCATCATCACCTTATATAACCATCCTAATGCTATTCCGATAAGGAGTCAATAGGTGGATACGATAATAATCATTAAAGTTTTTTAATGGAAAGTGTCTAGAAAATAGACAGGGAGAAGAAAAAGCGAAGGTGGGAGTGTGGATAGGAATGAGTGTATATGCACATAATGAGGCATGGGACAGCCAAGTTTGAAAGAGATTACGTCGAAGCTGACAGCGAAGCAAAGGAAGTTTGCGGAGGGGTTGGTATATGGTGGGTTGTCGAAAGCGGAGGCGTATAGACAGGCGTACAAGTGGGATGGGAAGAGCAAAAGCGGGTTGAGGGTTGAGGCTGTAAAGGCGTCACGGTCCCCTAACGTGTCACTTGCCATTGCTGCGATGGAGGAGGAGAGAACCGCGCGATGGTGGACAGACAAAGGCAAGCTGCAATCCTTTGTGATGGACGGGTTGACGCGTACAGCCAGTGAGACGGAATCAGACATCACGCGGATTAAGGCAATGGAGTTGCTGGGTAAGACGCGGTACTGCTCTATATTCGAAAACCCTCAGGCAAACGAGGCCGAATCAGCCGTTGCCGGGTCTCTAGTCGACCTGATTGGCGCACGCCTCCAATCCCTGTTAGGAGTTGCAACGCCTACATTAGGCGATGGGGAAGCAGTGGACACCACATGCGACCCTGTACCACTTGACGCCACCACGCCTACCGACACCCCCACCGGGGGCGGGGAGGGGGATTAGGCCGGGTCGCGCTGGCTGTGCTATGCATAGTATTCCGCTCATTCCATCACCTCTCCAAAACCATACCCTCCCATGCCATCCCTCTCTCCCACCACCCTTCACCTAGCGTATCTACGATACGCACAGCCATCCCATCCACCACCCTACCCTGATGTCTGTCCCATGCTTCCGCTCATTCAATCACCCTCTCAAATTCACCCCCCACCCCATTTCATGCGCCACCCACCTTAACCCATCCATCTCCATATAACACACCCCCACCTTATCTTTCGGTCCCATCTCTATATGGCGTAGCCTTCGCTACGCATAGACACCATCCAATCCACCGTGCTATGGTGTCTATAGGTATACATGGAACACTGCACGCCGATGGTATCCCCTATTCTCAAACTTGCATCAATGCGCGGACAGGTTGCGTTCGCCTGCTTTAACGATGGGAAGCTGTGGATAGAGGGGTCCGGGCCTGGATCGATTTCAGCCAACAGGGAAGCAATGCATTTCATACTTCGCCTACGCGGAGATCAGGATGAGTACGGAAAGCGCAACCTCGACTCGATCATCCAGGCGTATCTTCGCTACGCATAGACACTCCCCACCTCCCTGTGCTACCGTGTCTATAGGTATACATGGCGATATCCGCAACCCTAGACTCTTCACTCCTTCGCTATATCAAGGCGGACATGTCGTATGTGTTCGCGGTGTCCTTTAAGGGAGAGCTCACGATTGACGACAACGGTAGACCATTGTGGCAAGTCGCAGAAGGAAAAGTAGCGGCGCACATGCTACTCCGACTCTACAACGAACAACCCAACCAAACTCAACACACGATCCTGGATATCCTAGCCGCATGGGAAAGCACCAACACCCAACACCCCTAGCCTCAACCACTATGCCCCAATACACATACCTATTCCCCGAGCACTCCTCCTACTACTCTGAGGATGCCTATGACCTGTATGCATATCAATCTAATGGAGATCTGATAATCAGGATGGTCAAATACCCGGTGGCAACAATCTCAACCGGGCGAGAGGCCGAAAACCTGATCCTTCGCCTATACGAATTCCAAGCCCCGGCAACTCAACGGCGCATAGACGAAATCCTGCGCGAATGGAAATCCACCGGACACCAAACACCATGACATACGTCGTTAGGATAAAGAGCAAGTCCAACCTCTTCCGGTTCATATCCCCAGGCATCAAATATCTGGTCGCAGGGGTGGTGTTCGAGGAGCTCGCCGTAGACGAATGGCCGATGCGGTTCATGGAGAAATCGCACCTCGCACAAGGACCTGAAGCGGCGCACATGATCTACCGGCTCTACGCCGAGCAATCGGAAAGCGTACAGTACGACCTGAAGCGCCTGATGATTTACGCACGCATAAAGCACCCCCACCACCTTATGTGATCCCGTCCGCACTCACCAATCCACCTCTCCAATAGACACCCACCCCCTTTATCCTGGTCCCATACACACGGCGCATTCATTTCCACACAGCGCCACACTTGACAACATGTGCTACCATAGCACTAGGTATACAACAGTGCCAACCGAATTCAGCGCGGACGTAGTCCTGAACTCCCCATTGCTAGGGTACACAACAACGGGAGACCCGCTCATATATATATGGGCTGAGGATCGGGTCCTGACGTGCCACTCGCCAAACATATTCCACAGAGCCTGGGACAACAGGCCGCGCCCCCAATCCGAGATCCGCCAACTCCTCCTTCGCACTCTCATCTATCTCGGCGGCGCGAACAGAGCGGTAGCCGAGTCCATATTGAGAGACACGGAATGAGCCTGATCTTCGAGTCCGCTATGTCCATGTCTGATCTGTTCCTCTACGTCTCCAGGCACGCTGAAGACTGCGCCTCATACTTCGGCATAGATGAAAAGGGCGCATGGCTGTCTGTCGGAGAGTTTGATATTGAAAGGTTGAGTGACAAAGAGATGCGCCAGATAATCCTAAGGCTCTACGACAGGGAGGACAAGGGACAGAAACTTCACATGCGGCGCATACTGAAGGCAATGAAGGAGATGGTCGATGGCGTTTAAGCTCGTAGTATTCGCGAGGTACTCTCCCGTTCGTCACGCTGGATTTGGCTGGGACTCGATTGTCGTGTACTTGCACACGGACGGCATACTGACGGAAGGAGCCGTTAAGCATTCCTGGCAGAGAAACCATGGCCTCATAAAGCACACCCTACTCCGCGCATACGACAGCCAGCAAGACAAGGATAAAAGAATGATCGACCTCGTACTTGAGGAGGCGCTGTGAGCAGTCGATTGACTATATACATGTACTCAAACAAGCTTGCAATGAATATTGGAATCAGGAGGATGATGTGCGTAAACGAAGACAGCAAGGGCTTGTTTGGCTTCTGCCTTGGGGGAAGAGGGCAAATGACACACGCCGAATGTGAGCAGATCCTCCTCCGCACCTATACCGAACAAGGCGACCAGGAAAGGGCGAAGATTCGCGTCTACTTTAGGAAGAGCGGCTTCGAGATTTAGCCGACGAAAGCAAACTGATGCGCCACCACACAAACTCCACCGTCGCCTTCACCGTCAGATCCAAGCTCTTTCTCTATTCAGGCTGCATAGACGAAAAGCGTTTAGTCCACCGATCAAATGGCGTCCTCCAATTCCTATCCGCATTCCTTACCGGCGCGGATCACTACCCCGAAGTCAGGCAGATACTGCTCCGCGTGTACGACCACCAGACGCCACATGCTCAATTTATGATCGAAGGCGTGCTCGATAAACACCCATAAAGGCACACAGTGCGCGATCATCGTACTCCATTGACATTCCATCACCACAGGCGTACACTGTCTCTCGTGGGATACACTCAATCAGACAGGGACTACTACTACAGGGCCGAAGTGAAGGGGAAGGTTGTTTCGTGCTCTGGGTTTTCTGAATTGGCGGTAGGGGTAGACGAGCTCGGCGCGTGGATGAACCTCAGAACAGACGACGAGCCACTCATTCGCTCTAGCGATGGAACCGGACTCGACCCCCGCGAAGTCGAACAATTCATCCTGCGCCTATACGATCAGCAAGGGCCGAAGGAGCAGTTAAGCATGGACAGCATCATCTCGAAGCTCCCACTTCACATCGGCGCGAAGGAGAAGGGATGAAGCGCATTCCTGATCGCACCCTAGGCGCGGTAATCACTTCGCCCAAGCTCAGGCTCTACACCCAGAGAATCGCCGTAGCTGTGGGAGTCAATCACGACGGCCCATTCCTCTCCCGGGAGCAAGGATACATCTGGCCGGAAGAGAAGCTGTACGAGAAGATGGTGGCCCAATTCATCCGGCGCATACTGGAAGACCAGCCACACGATAAACGGAAGATCCTTGAAGGAGCACTGGATGCACTCGGATAACACGACAGAGAACACGCTTGAAACATGCGCCTTCTTGGAGATACCGTACCAAGGGGAGATGGGCGGGGATATTCAGCCAATGACCGCTGTTGGGTGGAACAAGTACGGTCTGTTCCTGGTGGATCGGCGCGGCGTGTTCGACAAAGACTCCGACATAAGAACTGACGAGGTCGTCAACCTGATGCTGAGAGCGTACGACGACCAAACCGAAGAGGATAGAAAGGCAATTGACAAGATATTGGAGAAGGTTTCACAAGGAGTGCAATCGTGAGCATGCAGCCTGGATGGATTGTCGTGAAAGACGATATAGGCAAGCTGAGGTTCAGGTGGGCGCTGGGCGGATTTGAGCATATTGAGATGCACATCAATGCCAGCGACAAGTTGCTTGTGGTCTGCCCAATTGAGATCAGAAAAGGCATGCCTCACTACCTCGGCATACACACCTGGGGGCATGTCCATCACTTGATCAAGAGGCTGGATGCGGCAGGCTGTGTGGCGGTAGGGTTGTCTCAGGTTGCAAGGGAGTTTAGGTAATGCCGACATTCACAAGCGCGAAGGCGAAGCTTATCTGCTCGTACATGTTCAGCGAACCGGACAAGCTGTTCGTTTCGGTGTTCAACGGCAAGCTTCATATGGAGCCAGAGTCCAGCTTATTCCTTCACGACGAGGCGGTGGAGGTTGGTCCCCCGGTGGTGGCCGCGCACGCAATGAAGCGAATCAGGTCCAATCTAGGGACCGGCGGTTATCACAACAAGTTCTTCGAGATTTCGATGAGGAAGATAGAGGAGGAAGCAGCGTGCCGGAATACATAGGAGAATTCGCCGGGAAGGTGTGTTCG